AAATTAATTGTATCATATGAGGTTGAAATACCTGATGGTTTAACTCTTAACTTACGATGAGTGTATCCGTTTCCAGAGTTTAAAACTTTTACAGATCTAAGAGTAGTTTTTGTTTCAGTTCTAAATCTATGAATACCACTAGCAGAGGAATCTGTTGATAATCCTACTGTGTTAATACCTGCTGAACCTGCTAAAGCATCGCTTTTACTATTGAATATACGAACAGTAGTAGGATTAACAATTCTTACATAGTAAGGATCTCCATCTGAAAGAGTTCCAGTAATAGTGTTTGATGCATCATAAGCAGATCCTATTCCTATTGGAGAATTTCCATTACTTCCATAATAAATTAACTGACCATTTTCTAAATTATGTTCCTTTTTAAATGTGATAGTTTCATCTGTTATGTCTATACCACCGTTAAAAAATATATTTCTACTATCAAATTCTATGAATCTGTTTCTAACACCCATAACAGGTTGCAGAACACATCCAGTTCCATTACCACCTGTTAGAGATATGCTAGTTACATCCTCAACATCAAAGTCTTGAGGATCAACTATAACTTCTTTAACAGTTCCTTTTAATATTGGTTCAATAAGTGCAGTTGTTCCTGAAGAAGTTTCAACTTTAACAACGGGTGGATTAACAACATCATATTCTTTCCCACCGTTTATTACATCTATGGACTCAAGTGGTCCAAAATAAATTTTATTATCTGATATTGGTGATCTTATTTGAACACCATCTCTTAGTATACCTATATCATTAACGGGTGTTTCATGTTTAGATGATACAAATAAATTTTGTGATAAGGGTATTCTTCTAAGGATTTTATCACTTTGAAGTTTTCTATTAGCATGTTTCTGTAAAATAAATGAATGATCAACTGTAGTTGTTGTACCTATACCTACTTGTATAGTACTTGCTGAACCAATTTGATTTGCTGACTGATACAATGCAATTTTAGATATACTTTGATTTGCATTTGGTATTACAGGATCTACGTAATAAGTTCTACCTGATTCTAATCCAGATAAAACCTCTGTTTTTGGTGCATATACAACTGCATCTCCTTGAATAAATTTTATATCTTTATTAGGTGGTGGCGAAAATTGTAAAAAACTGTAGGTATTTGTTAGATTATTAAAGCCGTCTAAATTTAATCCTGAAGTTGTTTCTTTTATGATGTCAACATCAATATTGTAATTTGGTAAAGAATTAGAAGCTACATATCCATCTTTATCTCCATCAGAATATACGTTTAATACATCTGTGATTAATACATCATTACCCTGATCAATTTCTACTCCAGTGCTACTTGCTGTTTCTATGATCCTTCTGATATCATACAATTGATTTGTTACTGTTGTAAAACCAGCAACATTTTGTGTTGTAATTTGATTTAAGTTTGTATCAATACTTTTGACATCAAAACTTCCAACAATTACTTGCTCACCTCTTTTTAAAATATTAAATGAATCACCGACTTTTAAATTTGATTTATCAATTGGAGTTTTTAATGTAAATGTAGATCCATCAACTTCTACTTGGAATCTAGAACTTGTGTTATACTTCCATGAATTAGCAAATATTTCTTTATAGCTTGATCCTTGATTTTTTATTTTTTCACCTACATTTTTAACAAATATTTTTTCCCCTTCATTAACTAACCTTATATCAGATAAAGGAACTAATTCTGATAGTACACCTGTAATTCTTAAATCGACTCTTTTTGATAAATTACCATTTTCATACCCAAAAATAGTTTCATTTGAACGAATATCATCAGCGGTTTCAATATCAACACTTATTCCAGAACAACCAAAAAACTGATTTAGAGTTTTAGATGTATAATCTATTGAATTTTGTCCACTTATAATTGTGCCAGTAGTGCCGAACCCAACTGTAGAATCAACAGAAATGACAGAAGATCCAGATAAGGATGGTTTTAATACTTTTGTCTTACCAGGTATGGTAAATACACCCTCAATCAAATCACGGTCACTAAATCCGACAAAAAGAGATATTTTATAGTACGTTTTTTGATCTCTCCTTAAAATTTCTACCTCTGACACAGATGCATTTGTAGATAAGTCAGTGGATTTAAATATTGTTTGCCCTACTAAATTTTGAGGTTCTGCTGTAGTTGTTATTAATTCTGCAACAATAACTTCTCTACGAATAAATTCAGCATCAGAAGGTTTGATTAAGTTACCTTCAAGATCTAAAATTGTTGATTCTACACCATATAATAATTTAAATAAAATTCTTACAGACTCTTCTATACCCTTAGATTGGTAAAAAGACCTAGCAAATTTAACAAAATTCCCTACATCTATATTTTCCGAGAAATCATTATCTTCTAAACCAGGTAAAAATGTTTTTTTAAGCTTCTTGTAAAATTCTTGTAAAAATAATACGGATAAATTTGTTATAGTCTCACCAGAGTTGTGTGATTCTGCAGTTGTTTTTTCAAAAATAAGACTCTCTCGATTTATTTCAAGTAGTGAAGATGATATACCAACATTATATCCAGATATTCCACTAAAACCACGAATACATCCTGTAAACGAAGTAGATGTGATTCCTGTATATGAAATAATCTCATCATTAATTTTTAACAATCCATATTCAGATGGAAATCCCTTTGTGCTTGGTACTGAAATTACTGTATCATCAGAATCAATATCAGATGATAATGTTGTACCTCCCGTAATTACTTCAGGAACCAAATTATCAGATTTTAAATATTGATCAAAATTACCTATTAAATCTGAAGGACCTCCTTGAAATTCTTGAGATCTGTAATATTG